ATGGCAATTGATTCCGACACTTCTCTGACGATCGAACATCACCCGCACCCAGCCCTTCTGATGGACGCGCACTGCGGTGACATCGTTTCGCACAATTCTGAGGCGGCGCAGCTGTTTGGCTCCGAGCTGAGTGCGCAGTCCTTTCGCGTATTGGTGCAGTCCCCCTCCGTCGACATCGCGGTATTCCTTGAGGCTGTTTTGCACTTCGGACGGTATACGACCGCCACGCTGTCGTTTGATGATATGGATGGGCAACACCTGCGTTTGCAGACATTCGGAACCCGCGTCTCAGATACGCAAGTCATGCTCAGCTTCCTCGATCTAGATGCACAAGAGATGCGTAATCAGGTGGCCGAGCAAGAGGCCCACCAACGCGCCGGTTTGATGCAATGGCAAAACATCCACGGGTTCTTTCGCGAAATGGAGGCGCAGAACCAACTGATTTTGGAGGCCGCAGGGGAAGGTATTTACGGGATCAACGCGGACGGCAAAGCCACATTCGTGAACCGCGCAGCTCAAGAAATGCTGGGCTGGAGCGCCGATGACCTGATCGGGCGGGATTTGCACCAGATTATCCACCATCACCACCTTAACGGCGAACACTTCCCCGCCCATGATTGCCCGATCTATGATTCATTCAGGCGTGACAAAACCGTGCGGATCGACGACGACGCGTTTTGGCGCAAAGACGGCAAGCCTATTCTGGTCGAATATATCTCGACTCCGATTTACGACCACGGCGTGCTGGCTGGTGCTGTCGTTATCTTTCGCGATGTGACCGAGCGGCGCGAAAACGAAAAGAAATTGCATCAGGCTTTGGATGAAGTCGAAAAATTACGGTTCGAGCTGGAACAGGAAAACGACTATCTGCAGACCGAAATACGCAGTGTCAGATCGCATGCAGGCATCATCGGGCAATCAGCGTCTACGCGAAATCTCAATACGCAAATTGACTTGGTGGCTGACAAGCAAACAAACGTCCTGATTTCTGGCGCATCCGGCACTGGCAAAAGCCTGACCGTCAGCGCCATCCACGAGGCAAGCGACCGGCGAAAACGCCCCCTCGTGCGGGTCAATTGTTCCGACATTCCCGCGCGCAGCTTGGAAGCAGAAATGTTTGGCTACCGCCGCGGTGCGATGCGCGGTGCGGTACGCGACACAACCGGAAAACTGGCATTGGCCAACAACGGCACATTGCACCTCGACGAAGTATCAGATCTGCCAAAGGCGTTTCAGGCTAAACTGATTGCGGTCATTCAGGACGGAGCCTTTCGACGCATCGGGGACACCTATGACACGCCGGTTTCACTTCGCATTGTATCGACTACAGCGCGTGACCTTGCGGCAGAAGTACGCGCCGAGCGGTTTCGCCAAGACCTTTATTTCGAGTTGAGCGTCATGCCGATCCACTGCAACGCCCTGCAAGAGCGCCTTGAGGATATTCCGTTTCTGGCGCAACATTTTTTGGACCGCGCATCAATCAAGCTGCGACTGCCTCTAACGCGGCTTACCAAGGCAAATATCGACGCTCTTCTCCAATACAAATGGCCCGGGAACGTGCGCGAACTGGAAAACGTCATCGAACGGGCTGCAATTTTGGCGCAGGGCGGAAAGCTGCGTTTTGAATTCTATTCCCGCGAGGCCGCAAATGTAGAAGACGGGACCGACATTCTGTCAATCTCTGACTTGAAGCGTGTTGAGCGTGACAATCTCATCCGATGCCTGCGACGATCGCAGGGGAAGGTGTCGGGCGCTGCGGGAGCGGCACGTCTCTTGGAGCTTCCACCCACGACGGTCTATTCTAGGATAAAAGCACTCAACGTCACGCCTGCGGATTGGGATGCATAATTCAGGATGGCTGAGCGGCAAAAACGCGTCGAGGAATTCGCACCGCTGTATTACTACTTTCAGGCCCACTAGACGCCCGCATTCCTCAGCAAGGTCAATCGCGCAGCACCTACAACATCAAGGAAGCTGACACCAGTTAGAAACGACTAGAAAACACCTCAGCCCGCGACCTGATGGTAGGACCAACGCCCAGCGAAAAGTTAGTTTGGATTTGGCAACTGATCTCCGATTTCAATGGCGGCTCCCGCGACATGCGCTGAATCACGGCGATAAACCTGCTGCAAGCGCGAGGAAATGCTGCGTGAGCAATAGCCGCGCCTGCGCAAGGCGGCTTTGTCCGCACTGCGGTCACTCAAGATGAACGTCTCGACTGACCGCTCCGCAGCCGCTGGCCCTACCTCGCCCGCTTGTCCGCGACCGACCAAACCACCGATCCTATGGTCAGCAGTGCACCGATCACCGGTTCAATATCGGAGGCTTGGACATAGCCCTTGGCCACCAGCGCGGTGCCAGCGACTGTCAGAATTTGGCGGATCAGCGCAAGGATTGCAGGTTTCAGCATGATTTTCTCCTGTTCAGATTTCATGGGTGGATGCGAGAAATTCGCCGGGCTTCATCGTCTGCAGGCGTTGCTGACGTGGCGGTACTGTGGCAGGCCAGCGCGCACCGAGGAGGCGGGACTTGGCGATACGGGCGATGGTGACTGCATCGGACTGGTTGCCACCGAGCACGTAAAAATGCGTGTCATCCTGCCCCATCGCGAAACCGACGTGCCCACCAGAGCCGCGTGAGAACACCAGAACCGCGCCGTGTGTTGGCTTTACCTCTTGCCCGAACAGCAACCAGTTGCGCGCCCAGTAGGGATTGGTGCCCAGCGCGCCCAAAAGCGGTTCATCGGGTAGCGCCACGCGAATGCAGGTCTCCACGAAATCCCCGCACCAAGGGTTTTTCGATGGATCGCCAAGGGACCGGCCGTCACGCTTGAGCCAATCCATCAGCCAAGAGCGATCTCGGGCTTCATGACGCCCCAAGGCAGATTTGGCCTCCGTGATCCACGGCAATGGGCCCGGCGGGGCGAAGGCTGCCGCGCGCCCGTTCGCAGCCAACAGCGCTTTCATCGCGCGGGCGGTGCGCAGGCCCCAGAGGCCGTCGATTGCGCCGGGAGAATGGCCCAGCTGGTCCAGACCATTCTGGATCAGGCGGAGGGGGTCGCGGGTGTTGGCATTCATGGGAAGGCTCCTTTCGCCCGGCGTCGGGCATGAAAAAACCCGCCTTGCGGGCGGGTGGGGGTGGGAATGGAATGATTGGCGCGTTGCTCAGTCGGTGCGGCCGCGCTGGAAGGCTTCGAACATCAGATCGCGCATCGCACGGATGTCTGCCTCGATGCGTTCCAGCCTGTCGGCTTCGGTTTCACGGTCTTCGGCGCGCTGTCGGTCAACGCGGGTGCGCTCGGCCAGAAGTTCGCGGTCCAACCGCGCGAGCATAGCATCGTTGGTGAAGGCTTTCCGCGTCACCGAGGCCAGCAAGGCGACGGTGCCTCCGATCAATGCGGTGATGGCCGATGTCAGGCCATGGTCGCGGAAGGCTTGGCCCACTTCCTGCAAAATGGTGGTTTGTTCTGTCATGGCTCAATCCTTTAGAAATCGGTCTCGACGTAAACACCTGAGCAATCGTAGGCGACCGCCGCTGCCGTGACGCCGTTGTTCATGTAATTGCGCGGGCTCAGCAGCTGGGTGGCGGCGGGCATGTCACTGGCGACAGTGAACTCGACGGCAGCACCACTGACCTCCTCGACGACACGGACGCCGATGTCGGATCCGTTCGGGGCCGCTGCGATGTAGAGGGTCAGCACGTTCGTAAGGCTACTGACCGGGAAGCTCGCACCCAGATCCGTCAGGCTCGGCGCGCCGGTGCCATCGTTGTGCACCAGCTGCCAGTTGGTATGGGTGCCGCGCTGGAAGCCAATCCCGATGCAGTTGGACGCAGCCGCCAATGTCAGCGTGGTGGCCAGTGCCGCAGTCGAGCCATAAAGCCCGAAAAAGCCCATGCCGGTGGCCTGCAGCGCGTTTAGCGAGAGGCGGTTGACGTAATTCCACCCGCCCAAGCCATCGGCATTGCCACGCCAGCAGACCCAGCCTGCGGAGCGTTCTTCGGCAGCAGCATTGGCCGTGGCGGCACTGCTGACGCGCCAGCGCCGCATGCTGTCTGCCAGTCCGATGGTGGTGAGCGTTGGCGTCGCAACCGTGCCCACGGCGGTGCGCGGCATGCCATTGGTGTTGACCGTCGTGCTGCTCGAGGGTGCCCATGTCGCGATCCGGTTCACCCCGAAGTGGGGCTGCAGTGGGAAGAACCGACCGGATGGGCGTTGCACGTCGAGCCATCCTGCTCCCGCACGATCCCGGGCATAGATCGCGAGCTTGCCCGCAGGCGGCGGGTCCGGTGCGGTGGGCAGGCTCGGCATGTGGATTGGTTCCGGCAGCTCGACCCGGCCCGAGTTGCGGTCGATCCTGATGGCATCAAAGAAGGTCGATCCGTTTGGGCTGACTTTGAAACTGAAGTCGTCGCTGCCCAGCAACCCGATCAGCGCCCGCGCCGAGAACCCGGTCTTGAAGGCGAAGGCGGCATCATTGGCCGCGGCGTTCTTGTTGAAGGTCGCCTCGATCCCGGCCCCTGCGTTGTTGAACAGCATGGCCGAGGTGTTGATCGACAGGCGGTTGTAGCTGTCGGCGGTGGCGCCGCCCAGGCCGAGAAGCTGGGCGGTCAAGTTGGCTTGGGGCATTCCAACCTGCGTGACGGCATTCGCGAAGGTGACCGTGGGTGTGTTGACCACCGTCGTGCCGCCAGCCCCCGCGGTAGCGGAGCCAATGTTGACGACCGTCGTGGATCCGGACGCGCCGCCGGTGCCGAGGTTCAGGGTCTTGCTGACACCGGTGGTCGTAGTTCCGGTGCCGATCCCGTATGTGGCGGTCGTCGTCGCGGTGCCAATCGATGCGCTGGCCGCCGAGATTGTGACGGTGCCCGAGGCCGTCAGCGTGCCCGAAAAGGTCTTGTTGCCGCTGAACGTCTGGGTGCCCGCAAGGATCGCCAGTTCGCTCGAGGTATTCGGCAGACCATAGGTTCGGGTGGTTCCGGTGCTGATGCCTGACAGTGAGAACGCCGCTTTCTTGGTCGGATCGGCACCATTCACCAGGCTGAACACGGCATCCGACACATCCACCGGTTCGCCAACTGGTTCCCAAGCGCTGCCATTCCAGACCAGAAACATCTGTTCGGCTGCGATCCAGGCCAGCCAACCTGGGCGGGGGACCAGTCGCATCCAGACGCCATCGACCCAGAAGGCCACGTTCAATTCCCAGCCAGCCCACAGACCTGTCGCCCCAGACGCCACAATATGCCGGTCGCCGTCGGTCGGGCTGGCAGATGGGGCGGTGCGCGTCTGGTCCAGCACTGACAGCTGGACCATGGCATCCAGCAGACGCAGCGCCTCGTTATGGGTGACGTGCTTTTGGGCCTGCGATGCCAGGATGTAAGGCAGCAGGAGGTGGGTGGTGATGTCGGACATGATTGCTCTCAGAAAATAAGGGTAACGGACCGCCCAGCGCCCCGGCCGATCAGGGCGGAGAGCTGATAGATCCGAATTGCGAGGGATTGGTCAGGGCCGAGCAGTGCGCCCCAATCGGTTGTCTGCTGGGCCGCGGTGTAGAAGACGCTGGTTGTATTGGTGGTCAGCGTGCGTTTGACGGTTTCGCCATAGCGGATTTCCACTTCATAGGTCTCAAAGTCCTCGGCCAAGGGCACATCTCCCATGCCCCAATTGTCAGCGGCGAGGGATCGCGACCGGCGCGTCCAGCGGATCGTCAGATCACCCGGGCTGCGCGCTGTTCGCCACGGCTGTTCGATATGGGCCACCGAGAAGGGCCGCAGCCCAGCGCCTTCGGGCGTGAAGCTGATCGCGACAAAGGTGTCATCGCTGACCGGCCGCGACGCTGGGCCGATGCGCCAGTTCCATGGCAGGCCCAGATCAGCCTCAGCGATGGGCAGTGATGCCAGCGTGTTATCCAGAACAACCACCCGTGTGCCGGTCGGCACCATGCTTGTAATCGCCCCTTCGGTTCCACGCTGGCCGCGTAGTAGACGTGTCAGGCGATAGCGTCCGGGCGCGAGCAGCTCGGCATTCCCCGCTTGGACGATCTCCCATTGCCCAGCGGCGGCCTCAATGGCCAGCGCATTTGCACCGCCCAGCAAGGCGATGTCTGTGACACTTTCCAGCGTGCCCGAGAACAGATCGACCTCCAGCGCGTTGCCAAGATCGAAGCGCGATACCGGACCGGCAAAGAAGTCCGCAGCCAACCGACCCACGCGCGCGCGGGTGCCAAATGTGTTCAGCAGCTCAAATCCATCCATCGCGGCACTGCGGTAAACAGCGATTGCGCCCGGCCACGGTCTGGCATGGGCGGCGACAAAAGGGCGATGCGCGGGTTGATCTTCACGCAGCTGCGGCAGATCGAGCAAAACCACATCGGGCGACCCGAATACCACGGGCGTCGACAATGATGCGGGGCGTGGATCACCGGGCGGCAGATCGTAGACGGCGCGGTCCTGGCGCACGGCATCAATGCTGCGCAGGTCCGAGTCCGCGATGGACACCAGCCGCAGTTCCGTCAGGCGGCCATCATGGTCGAGCAGGATCACGTCGCAGGGATCCAGCGCCAGACGTGAGGGAGGCAGGCGGAACACGGCAGTTTCGCGGCCAACCCATGCCTCCATGAGCGCGCGACGGCAGCGGCGTTCGGCTTCTTCTGGCGGCACCGCCATCGGGAAGGCCTCGGAAGCGATGCGCGTTGTGTCGACCGTGATGCGCCGGGCTTCGACTTGTGCTGCATCATAATCCTCATCCGCACGTGCGACTTGCCATTTGAGCGCCTGCGGCAGTTCGGTTTCCTGCGCGCGGGTGAGTTCCATGACGTCGCCTTCCGATGATGACGCGACCATCGCGTCGGGCGCGATGTTCATGCTGGCAATCCGACCGCGCATCAGGAACTTGATGCGCCCCTCGCTTTCCACCGCATCGAAGCCAAAATGCCGTGCGAGTGTAGAGATCGAGGCGCGCGGAGCTTCCAACGCCGAAATCACATATCCCTCGACAGCGCCCCAGAGGCCGGAGACGTCGATCCGCTCCTCCGGCATGCCTGCGCGCAGGCACAGGTGCCGAACCAATGCTGCCAGCGACACCGCGCCCAGCCGTCCGGTCAGCCAATGCCCGCGCCGCCAGTTCGGACCGTCGGTCCAGACATCCGTCAGTTCGGGGAAGAACGGATAGGGCCGCGCATCCCAGGTCCATGCGGAGCATTCGGGCATATGAACCATCCGCGCGCCGGTCACCGCAGAGATCGGGTTGTTGGTCGGATCGCCCCAGTGGAGATAGGTCGCTTCGAGATAGGCGCGTTGGATCGCGTCGTCGCGCCACCCCCGCGAGAAGTAGGGTGTGAAGCTCTCAGACGACTTTGGATCAAAAAATACGTTCGGCTGGTTGGTGCCGCGATCAATCGCCGGGCAGCCCAGCTCGGTGAACCAGATCGGTTTGGACTGCGGCACCCACGCGGTGGGCGTTCCGCTCTCTACGCCACCCGGGCGGTTGAAATGTGGGTTTTGCCACCAGGATCGCAGATCCTTGAAGCGGTAGACCCACGGCTTAGCGGCGGCACCGTCGGTGATCGGCGTGCGGACCTGCGCCACCCGTTCGGCCAAGCTGGCATAGAACCAGTCAAACCCTTCGCCGCCGGTGATGTTGGATTGCAGGTAATCCCGGTCATAGATCGCCGGGGCCAGCGCGGCATCGGCATGGTCAAACCCGTCGCGCCAATCCGAGAGCGGCATGTAATTGTCGATGCCGATAAAATCGATGTTGGCGTCGGACCAAAGCGGATCGAGGTGGAAGAACACATCCCCACTGCCGTCGCCCGGCTGGTGGCCAAAATACTCCGACCAGTCAGCTGCATAGCTGATTTTGGTACCCGGCTCGAGGATCGACCGCACGGCGGCAGCCAGATCGCGGTAGGCCTGCACCGCCGGATAGGTGCTGGCGTTCGACCTGATTGTGGTCAGGCCGGGCATCTCGGTGCCGATCAGGAAGGCATCGACGCCCCCGGCGGCTTTGCACAGATGCGCATAGTGCAGCACCATGCGACGCAGGCCCCAGTCACCGGCTGGGCCGGTCCAGCTGACGCTGTCGCCCGAGACACTGAAACTGGCGGGCGTTGCGGTTCCGAACATGGCCGTGACCTGTGTGGCCGCTGCGGCAGTTTTATCCACCGATCCGGCAAAGCCTGTCGCCGGGGAGCACGTGATCCGGCCGCGCCATGGGAATGCGGGCTGACCCATTGCCGAGGCGTTGGCACTGTAGGGGTTGGGCTTGGTGTTGCCCAGCGGCACGTCCATCAGGATGAACGGATAGAAGGTCACGCGCAGACCGCGTGCTTTTATCTCCCTGATCGCCTGCACCACCGCGAAATCTGCGGGGGTGCCGCCATAGACAGGGCGACCTTCGGCGTCGCTGCTGATAAGAACCGCACTGGCGCGGCTGACGCCATTGACGACCCAAGACGAGGGTGTCGTCATCTTGACCGCCAGCTCGACGCCGGGGCGCAGCTTGCAGCTGCCTGCACGCAGATCATCACCGAACCACGCCACGACGAGGCTGACGCTTTCCACGGCCGGTGCCATGGATTGCAGCCGGTCCAGCGCCACGACGATATCGGCAGTGTCGGAGATCGCATTCAGGTTCTCGGCAACTGTCGCACCACCCGCGCCGAAGGGCCGCTTGACCGGGGTTGTTGCGTAACTGAACTCGCCCGAAGCCGGGATCAGTGTCACCGCTTTGATGAGACCTTCAGCCGTGTCGGGGTCGGCCAGCGGTCGGAACACCTCGAAGCTGATCTGCGGCAGGCGGTTGCCGAAAGCACTCAGGTTCAGCTCCTCAAACACGACATAGGCCGTGCCGCGATAGGCGGGGGTGTTGGCCGCGCCCATCTTGGCGGTGATGAACGGATCGGGGGTCTGCGTCTCGTTGCCGGGATACCAGCGCCAGGTGACGCCGGTCATATCCATCGGTTTGCCGTCGACCCAGATGCGGCCAATGCCGGTGATCTCGCCCTCGCAGAGCGCCACGGCGAAGCTGGCGTAGTAAAGATACTCGGTCGTCGTGACCTTCGCGCCGCCCCCGCCACCCTTGCCGCCGCCTTGGGTCGTGGTCTTGGTCTCTTCGCGAAAATCCGTGGCCCAGATGATGTTACCACCAACGCGCATCCGGCCAAAGAGCCGTGGGATCACGGCCCCTTCGGTCGCAGAAGTGATACGCAACCCGTCCAGCCGCGCGCCCTCGATTCGCTGGGCTGGTGCGAGGGATGACACGATCCACTCGTCGACCAAGGACCCGACGCTCGATCCGATGAAACCACCGATTGTGACAGCGCTGACACCAAGGAGAGTGCCGCCGATGGAGCCACCGATTGCAGCGCCAGCCGCGCCGAGAATAACAGATGCCATGTGAGGACTCTCAGATGCTGTTGGATGGTGGAAACAGGAAGGCGAAGGCAATGCGCCGTCGCCAGACAGGGGTCAGGACTTCCTCGACGACGCCCAGCCGCTCATAGGAATGGATGAAGCGGTCAGGCGCGGTCACGATGCCGACATGCTTGGCGATGGCGCGCGGCGTCATGCGGAACAGGACCAGCGAGCCGGGACTGATTTCAGTCGGTGTAACCGGGATCATCATGCGTCGTGCCCCCTCCGCCAGCACCTCGTGGGGTCCGGTCTCGCCCCAATCGCGGCTGTAGGGCGGGATCGGGAATGGCTCATTGCCGACCACCTCGCGCCAGACACCGCGCGCCAAACCAAGGCAATCGCAGCCGATCCCGCGCAGGCTGGCCTGATCGTGATAGGGTGTGCCCAGCCAGCTGCGGGCGGCAACAACGACCAGGGCCGGACCGGCTCCAAACAAAGACTGGCTCACAGCACGTCCCCTTCATGGCCGCTGCCCCGGCTGGCATAGCGCAGCACGGCATCCTGGCTTGGGATGTCGGGAAAGCCCCGGAAGTTTGCGACATTCCCGAACTTGGCGCTGCAGGTCACCATGCGCTTGTCGCAACCAGCCCGCGCGATGAAGCTGTCGCCCCCGGCTATGGCGCGCACCGGCGCTTCCAGCAGGGTTAGGGTGGCGATGGCATCGGCCAATCCATGGGCCAGCACTTCGGTGATGCGCCCTGTATTGGCGCCGCTGGTCCATGTCAGGGTGCCTGAGGTAAACCAGCCCGCGTCAAAACCAGACAGCCCTGAGGCCAGGAACGCCCGGTCGCGCAACAGGTCGGTGATCACCCCCGTGCCCCTATAGAGAGCGTTTTCCAGATCGATCTGGCAGCGCACATCGCCCAGCGCAGCATCGCACCCCGCCTGAAACGTCCGCCCAACGGTCTGGCCTAACACATGCGCCAGCGACCGCACTTCCGCGACAAAGGCCATCCGCCCGCGCCGGATTTGGCCCACAGCACCGCGTCGCATCAGCACTCGCTGGCTGGTGTCCGCCCAATTCACTCGCCACAGTTCGACCCCAGCGTTGTCCCAGCGCCCGTCGAGAATGTCGGTCTCGGTGATCCGATCCGAGGTCAGCACGCCGCTCGCTTCTTGCGCATCGACGGCCAGATCGGAGCCGGAGCGGATTTCCGAGGCGGCAAAGCCGCTTTCGGGCTCAAACTCGGTGCTATCGAACACCAGCGCCCGATCATGATCTGTAAAGCCCAGCGCCACGCCATCCGTCCGCGAAATCCGCCAGCACCAAGACAGGGTCGTTGTGCCATCGTCCAGATGGGCTTGCAGTGCCGGGGACAGGGATTTCATCTGCGGATCTCCAGCAGGGGGATGGACGTGATCGAGCCTAGCCGTTCAATGTCGAGGGTGACGTCGAGCGTGTCGGTGTCGAAGCGCACAGGTACATCGAATTCGAATCCTGCGCGGATAATGACGCCGTTGGCAGGAGCAGTGGTAAAGGTGACCATGCCGGTGGTGGTATCGAGCGCCCAGCCCGACATCTGCTCCACAATGCCCATCGCAATCCGCACGGAACCAGTCACCGGTTTGGCAATCGTCCGCGTCCAGCTTTGGGCGCCGGATGCATAGCGCTTGGCCAGCTGGAAGGTCTTCAGGCTGCCTGTGCCGGTCCCGATCTGCTGATCAGTTGCGGATATCCCCTGCGAGGGCACTGAGGATTTGTAATCCGCCCAATCCTTGTACCGAAACCCATGCAGACGAGCGTTGCGGGCCTCGAAGAAGGCGACGACCGCTGCCAGATCATCTGCGCGGCGAATACCGTAGGCGACATCAAAGCGCCGCCGGGAGTTGGCCCAGCTGGCGTTGCGTTCCTCGTCGCCACTCGCAAGTTCAACGATCTGGGTGCGCCGTTCCGGCCCGCCACGCGCGCCGCGGCTGATATTGTCGGGAAACCGAACCTCATGAAATGCCATCACATGCCCCTCCGACCAAGCGATACGGCGCGGGCGATATCAGCTGCGACCTGCGTGCGGGATTGACGAAAGCTGTCGGAGTCACGTGCCATAATGGTGACGTTGACGGTGGGCGCGGCGCTTGACTGGCCGTACCCAGCCGCTTCCCGCCGCGACAACACCCGCTCGCCGCGCTGGAGGATCGCTGGAACCTCGTCAGGGCGCAGTCCCGCCCAGCCCCCGGAATGCATGCGCGGGGCACCGGCGAAAGCCATGGTAGGGACCATCCGGCTGCTACCCGCCATGCCAACTGTGCCGCCTGAATGCAGGATGTTCGCAAACAGTCCGCCCGCGCCGCCAAACGCGCCCGACAAGGCATCGGCGATAGGGCCGAGGATAAAGCGCCGCGCAGCCAGTTTGGCCAGATCAGCGATCATCGAAGTGACGAGGCCGCTGAAGTCCAGCTTGCCGGTCTTGACGAAGTCGCCCACGGCGTTTTCCGCGCTCTGGAACGCCCCGACCAACGTCTGGCCGATATCGCCACCGATATCGCGGGCCTTGGCTGCATATTCAGCAAGAGCAGCCGTAACCGCGCCCCAGCCAGTGGCAGCTTGGTCCGCACCCTCGGCGGCTGCTGCCCCGGCTGCGCGCGCAGCAGCACCTGCACTACCGGCAGCGGCGGCAGTGTCATCAAGTTCGACGCCGAGTGCGTCTGCCGATGTAGCAGCATCTGCAAGGGCTGTTTCGGCCTCGGTCCCAGCGTTGGTCATCGCGTCGCGCAGCGCCTCCCAACTTGCCAACGGGCGACCAGCCGCATCGGCCAGCATGCCTGCTGCCTCGCGGTAGCCGTTGGCCCGGGCGCTGGCATCGTCGGCCGCCGCCCCAAGGCCCAGATCAGGCGCATCGACGTAAGTTCGCCCCAGTGCTGCCGAGAATGCGTCGGCTGCCGCAGCACCGGCTGCTTCGGCCGCACCCGCAAAGGGGTTAGCGATGCCGCCGAGCGTCACCGGATCGAGGGTGCCGATCCGAACCCCGCCTTCGCCGGTGGCCCATTCGGGGAGCAGGTCCAGTGCGGCGTTGAGCGTCGTGATAAATCCGTTGATCCGGGTGACGACCCCGTTCAGCATCGACTCCACACCGCTGATCAACCCGTTCGCCGCCTGAAACGCGAAGTCGCCGATGGCACCGGGGAGCTGCCCCCAGATCGCCTTCATTGCATCGAACGCGCCCTGGAAAACCGCAACCGACCGGTCGCCAAAGCTGAACACACCGCTGATGGCACCATCGAGCGCAGTCAGTGCGGTGGCCTTCATCCCCTCCCAACCTGCGGCCATCCGCGCCAGTGCTGCATCAAGCGCCAGGCCGATGCGGCTCCACACCTCGGAGGCGAGGTCGGAGAGCAAACCCATCGCGTTACCAAAGCCACCGGCACCGGCCATAAGCCGGGTGAACTGATAGACCAACTCGCCTGCACCGACGATCAGCGCGCCAATGCCGGTGCGAATCAGAGCGCCACGCAGGAAGACGAGGGCTGTCACGAGCCCGCGTACCGAGAGGGCAGCAGCTGCCATCCCCGCCACCCAGCGCCCTGCCATGATGCCCGCAAAGGTTGCGGCGTAGGTGGTCAGGCGCCCGATGTTGTCGAAGAGTGCAGTGATTGCGATGCCGACCGAGCCGGTTGTGCGGGCCATTGCTGCCAGCGCATTTGCGACTGCTTCCAAGGCCGGAGCCGCCGCGACCGCCAGCTGGTTCGACACGCCGCGCCAGATCAAGCCCAAACGTGAGAGGGCATCATTGGTGCGCTCAATCTGATCGGCGTCCTGCTCCGAGACGACAACGCCAAATGCAAGTACATCCTCTGTCGCCTGCCGCAGCGTTGCGGTGTCGATGCGCGACATGGCGATGGAGCCTTCCTCGCCGAAAAGCTGCCCCGCAACGGCGGCGCGCTCGGCGGCGGGTACGAATGCTTCGATGGCTGCGTTGATCGCCCCGACACGCTGGTCCAGCGGCAGGGCAATCAGGTCGGCGGCCGACAAGCCCAGCCGGTCCAGCGCATCGGCGGCCGGGCCGGTCCCGGCGGCCGCCTGGCTCAGCCGCCGCGTCAGATCCTTGGTCGCTTGCTCGATCCCGGACATCGACACACCGGCCAGTTCACCCGCGCGCTCCAGCGTCTGGATCGAAGCGACTGTCGTGCCCAGTGACTGTGCCAGTTTTGCCTGCGCATCCACCGTCTGCAGGCCGGAACCGACCATTGCAGCACCCGCTGCGGCCAGTGCCGCGATGGCCGCAGCCGCAGCAAGGGTCGCACGACCGGCGAAGGCTGCAACGCGCGCGTTCGCGAGGTCCATCTCGCGCGACAGTCGCCCGAAGCCGCGCGCGCCTGCCTCGCCCACGCCCTCCAGTTCGGCGCGCACTTGGCGGCCGCCCTCGGCGACGAGGCGGACAGAGACCCGTTTTTCGGCCATTGAGCAGAATCCTTGAATTTCTGACGCAGATGTCTTACGTTTGTCGCATCGATTAACGAAAGGTATGATGATGTCTGAGACCGCGACCCTCTCCTCGAAGTTCCAGATCTCGATCCCCAAGGCGATCCGAGCCGCGCAGCACTGGGAAGCCGGGCTGACCTTCGCGTTCATCCCCAAAGGAACAGGCGTTCTCTTGGTGCCCGTTCCGCAGCGCGAAGCGCTGAAGGGCCTTGCTAAAGGCGCATCAGCTACCGACTTCCGTGACCGCGCTGATCGATTTTGAAGGTCCTCGTCGACACATCCGCGTGGATCGAATGGCTGATCGGCTCACCCACCGGGAACACGCTCGCCGAGCATCTGCCCGATCAGTCTGACTGGCTGGTGCCCACCATGGTGCAGCTTGAGCTGGCAAAATGGCTCACCCGTGAGGTGACGGAGGATAAGTCTGATCAGGTGATCGCCTTTACGCAAGTCTGCCAGATCATCCCGCTCGATACAGAAATCGCGCTTGCGTCCGCCGAGGCCTGTCGCACCCACAAGCTTGCCACCGCCGATGCCATCATCTTCGCCACGGCGCAGGCGCAAGAAGCGACGCTGCTGACCTGCGACACGCATTTCGAGGGTCTACCGGGCGTGACCCTGATTGAGAAGATCAAGACCTGAGCGCGCCGGGCTCTCCCTCGACCATCTGCTCATTCACTTTGCGCACCATCACCGCCTCGATTTCGGGCAGCAGTTCTGCGGCGATGAGGCTGTCGATGCCCAGCGCGTTCGCGAGGGCCAAGGCTGCGCCCATATCCCAGCCGAGCACGGCGCCGGGGATCACCCGCAGCTGCCCGCCAAGGCGGCCGACCAGATCCCAGACCTGCCAGCCGTCCTGTGTTTGCGGCCGGTTCAGCCTTGCCGGGCAGTCCGGGCAGGTTTTTGCGCAAGCGGCACAGTAACGATCGCCCCCGCCGAAGGACCACTCGGCAAAGGCGCGGAGACGTTTTTTTCCGCGTCCAGGATTAGGCCCCGCGCAACGTATTGGGTTTGGAAGGCTTCAAAGACGGGCCAGATTTCCAGCAGGGCGTCGACGCCTTCGGGTGAAACGGGGATGACATCGCCCGCGTCATCACCGACGCCCTCCCAATCCAGCACAGCGCGCCGTCCGACGGCTTTCGCCATGGCGAGCGCCAACTCTTCAGTCGTGGCCGTTTCTGGCATGGCCTCGATGGCGGGATCGGCGCGGGCCGACACCATCAGCGCGGTGGTCAGGGGAGCCACCAGCAAACGCAGGCCGGGCGCGAGGTCCAGCCAGTCAGGCGTGGCAGTCAGGTTCAGTCGGATCATGATCAGTATCCTGTAAGGGTGTTAATAAGGACGGCGGTGCACATGCGGGCGGGGCTTGTGGCTTTGGCGGCTTGCCAGTCAAAGCTGGCCTGCACGCCTTGAGGTCCGGCAATTTCGATCCGCGGGCGCGGCAGATAGACGGCATGGGCGGTGAAGGTGAAACTGGCGTTTGCCCCGAGGCTGTAGTTGAACTCCAACTCGCAGGGGCTGCCGTCGATGGCTTGGGTCACCAGCGTTGTGTCGGAAAACCGCACCTCGATGCGTCCGGTAAGTGCCGCCATGGTCGGATCGGCCCCATCAATGCGCCCATCACCACGGATCGTCTCGATGCGGTCTAGGTTGTTGGAATAGGTGATCTCGGCGGAGACCACGTTGCCCAGCGCAGTGCCGTTCCGCTTCACCGTGCCGTTGAAATGGCCGAAGCGTTGGAGGGCCAGGGCCGTTGGTGTTCCAGCGGCTGAACATCATTAACGTCGAGGCCGACCACGGCACCACCGAGCGGGCACTGTTCGCGGCGTTCTATGGCGACGAGCATGATTGGGACAATGCGGGATGGCGCGAAATGGCCGCTTTCTCATCTTGCGTCTTGCGCCCGCTTGAATGGGCAGGGCTGCTTGTCCAGACCCGTGAAGAGCGCGACGGCAAACATGTGCATCACGTCTTCAAGACGCCCCTGTGGCGCAGCGCCCTGAAACTGGACACCGACGACATGTTGCGGCCCGTATCAGTGCAGTGAAAACAGCACGAGACTCGCATAGCTGACGTTCATGCGTCGCGCAGCTAACGGCAGGAACGAGCCCACACCGGACCTGTTAATTTTGCGCTGCGTGCGCTCGCAGCGTGGAAATTGCTGCAACTGGTAAAATTCTGTTGTCGCAACGCGGCGTGAAAACCAGCCATTCGAACAATTTGCAGCGAAGGAATGATAGCCAAGGATCAAAGTGCGGACTTTCCCGCCGTTCGCTGCAACTGTGAATTGTTCGTCATTTTGACAGGTACTCCGACCCCATAGGTAGTTAGCAGACTATCGCTGCGGTGTGCGTCGAGCCAAACTCTGCGATCCAATCATTAACGAAGAATATCCTGTTTGATATCATAAATATTATTACTGGGATGAATTGTCGCTTGCAGAACCTTTCATGTAGTTGCGAGCTTTTGCATGTTGGCAAATGCAGGCATCGACACCTCCCTTATTCGATTATAAATCGCCTTCACCTCCGGGTCAGTTCGATCGACCTCGCGGCCAGCACGACCAAAGCCATCAAGGCGACACAACGCGATCCACGCTTTTATTTCAGGATTTTGGGACCATGCTAATTGGTTCATCGAGCTTGGAATTTGCGACACCAACCAACTTTGAATTGTGTCCGTCATGGGCACTGGTATTGCGAGTGCGTTTTTTGCCTTATCACTGTCAAAGCTCGTCTCAATCTTAGCGATCAAAGCGGCGCTAAACGTGGGTTGGTAGAGGCGGACCATTTGCAGTGCTATCCGGTCATCATTAAAAATTGGCCATGTGTCGGTATGACCAAGTGCCCGTGCAGTACAGTCAATATACAAAGTATCCCGCTTTGCAGAACAAGTCCCACCGACAAGCTTAAGGAGATTTGGTTCAATGGTCTCGACATGGCCCATACGAATGATATCGGTCACTTCTCGAAGTCGTCCAAGTTCCGCCATGGAAACCGTTGGTCCGTGCATTATACTCGGGCGAACCGTTGGATCAAGACGCATCCACAAGTTTGCGGTTTCCATCCTGTCAGCGAGATCATCTATGGACGTGGCTTCTTTCACGGCTTCCATCTGGCGCATCGTTCCGCCGTAACTTTCTTGATAAAACGCGCCACTTGGCTGTGTGAAGGCACGGTTGATCATCCACGGATCGCGTGGCACCACCCAGCGTATCTGGTTGGAATCTGCACCATTTTCGAGTAACCAAAGGACGCTATCCATCGCTGTCTTGCCTGCGCCCAGTATCGTGAAAGACCGATGAAGGTGCGCCTTTCCAGGTAGAAAGTTCGGTGGGATGCAGGCAACATCCGCAGAGACATGGAAATTTCGTTTATGTGTCAGTGGGATGCCGTTCTCGAGCAACCTTGCGTCAACGAACCGGCGGCGCACGTCAATTTGCGTAATTTTATTGGAGAGCAGTTGGCGGATTTCACCGTTCCCTAAATGTTCGGACATTGGCAAAAACCGTACGCGGCCAGATTGAAGCAATCGATCTCGCATAACAGTGTGGAAATAGTTTGCGACCTCTTGCCCCGATGCAAGTTCTTCGTAACCTTGATTGAGGCCGGATTGATCTATGCTTCCGCGGCCTAAACTGAGCGATGACACACCATAATAAGATGAGGGTTGGTGAAGGCGAACGAAAGGATAGGCCTCATTCCAATGACCGCCCGGCTTGTCCCGCCGATCAACCAGCGTGATATGCGCGTCCGTTTCATCAAGTAGCGTATCTGCAAAAGCAAGCCCTGACGCCCCCGCACCAGTAATCAAGTAGTCAGTTTCAAAGCTGTCCATTTCGAATTCCTAAATTTGCCTCTGCATAATTGGTCGTATCGCTAATACAGGCATAGCAGAAAAGCTTTGGAAATACTGTTTGCTATTGTTTGGGGATATTTGGACCTTCGTGGCCCAAGGTACGAACGGCGGCTCTGGACCGTTTCTGACACATCCAGATTTCTTCGGGTGCAAAATACCGCAGTTGCAGCACCAGTCTATATGGGCTCTGAGCCGCCTAATGCTTGCGCAGCATGGTGTTCTGTTGAGCCATCACCGATCCGGCCATTCGCTTTCTTAGGAAATTCTTGGTCTTTCGGATCGTTATGCGATTCTGCTGACATTGTCGTTTTGTCTGCAGTCATTGCGAATTTTTCGGGCAGTGGCGGCACGGAGCCCATGTTGCATCGTTGCTGCAGTGAAGCGAATAGTCGCTTCCGGCAATCAGATGAGCCGACGCACAACATTTTTTGACCAAGTCATATTGAGAAATCAAGCAACCGAGGTGTTCAGCCGTTGAATAATCTCCGATAAACGTGACCAGCTTTGAAGTGCCATTGGGAAAGTCACAGCCGCCTCAACGAACTCCCATGAATAGCTGACGATTGCAAAGATGGTACCCGGTGTGACCGCCACATGTGTGGTCGCGTACCAAAGATTGAAAACGACCAATCCCAGAAGAACGGCAAAGACAGAGCCGTAGAGCGCAGATTCTGCGTCTGAAATCCGAACTTCCATGCGGCGCAAACGTAACAAATGCGTCAAAAGGCGTGGGGCGTTGCGGGCTTCTAGTGTTCTGAGTCTGACGCATCTTACCGGTTCCCTCGGAATTGATCGAGCTTGTCCAAGGCGCGGCGTTCTCTGGTGAGAATATCCTCGGCGGTTTTGGTCCATTTGAAGGGCTTGGGCCTCTC